CATTGCGCTCAAAGACCAGCAAGGGAATCTCCTGCCGCTGAACGAGCAGCTGGCACAGCTTGCCAAGGGATACAAGACCGCAAGCGAAGCAGGCATGGAGGAAGCATATACCGCAGAAGTCCTCGGAGCACGCGGGGCGGCACTCATCCCTATTCTTGAACAGTATGACGATCTGATGACGATTTCATCTCGCGTCAAGACCACGGGACTGCTTGACCCGGAGCAGGCGCATGAGACCTATCTCAAGTGGCGTGCGATGGAGATGGAAGCGGGGCAGCTGAAACTCGCGCTTGGTGCAGCTCTCCTTCCTGTCGCCGAGGAACTCATGCCGGAGATCAATGATGGGTTTGAATCTCTGGTTGAAATGATTCGGGACAACAAGGATGAGATCAAGGACGCCGTTCTAGGATGGGGCGAAGCACTCAAGACCGTTGCGGAGCTTGCGGGCTTTGTCGGAGAACAGATTCACAAGGTCAATGAACACGCAGAAGCGAATTCGTGGCTCATGAAGAATCATCCTGTGGCATCTCCGCTGATTGCTGTTCCGTTCCTCGGCGGTACGGTTCTCGACGCTCTCTATGGGGACGAATACAAGCAATATCTGGAACAGCAGAAACTCGCAAAAGAAAAGGCTGCGGCAGAGGAGAAGGCGCGTGCCGAAGCGGAGAAGAACGCCAAAGCGCAGGAGCAGAATGCCAAAGCTGCGAAAATCCGTGCGGCAGCTGAGAAGGATGCCGCAAAGACGGTCAGTGAATCTGCAAAGGCGACCGCACAGCTGACGGACAATTTATATACACTGACACACACGGACATCCAGAACACTCTACACGCTCTGGATCGCGAAGCCTTCGAATCCTTCCAGAAGGGCGCAGATCCGCATCTGATCGACGAATACCGTCTTGCGAAGGAAGCGAAAATCTACGCTGACTTTCAGCGGGACGTTGTGGACAAGGCGGATGCGCTTTACAAGACGGATCTCCAAAACAAGCTGGACTCCATCGTTCGTGAAGCCGATGCCTTTCGCCAGAAGGGCTTGGATGAGGTACACACGCAGAACTGGCTCAGTGAGAGCAAGGCGCGTGTCATGGAGCAGTGGGAGCGTGATGTCGCTTCCAATATTGACTCGATCTGGAAAACGGAACTCGAAAATCGCCTTGCAGAGATTGAGCGCGAGAAGGATGCGTGGGTACAGAAAGGTCTGGATGAGGTCGAGGCGACACGTTGGGCAGAGAAGCAGAAACTCGATGCCAAGCGCAACGCCGCGCTGGAAGTCCTCCGCTCCCAGAAAGAGGAGCTGAAGGTATTCAAGCAGTCCGGGCAAGTCGGGCTGATGGAGTATCTGCGCAAGAAGAACAAGCTGACCGCAGAGGATCTGGGGCTGACACCGGAATTGCTTCAACAGTTTCAGTCCGGGCGCAAATGGGCAATGGAAAACCTCCTGCCGAATTTTGCTCCCGAGAAGCGTGAGGACAGTTCTCACATCCGTATCAACGGGCAGGAGTTCTCATACTCGGAAATGATGGCAGGGCTTGGACAACAGGCGCAGAGCATCCAAACTGCGGGACAGGACGCAAATGCTTCATCGGGAGCTGCTCAGTCCGCGCCATCCATGACGGACAACCGGCAGATTCACATACAGGTACAAATCGAGAACGCCGTCACGGAGGATAACGAGGGAATGCGTATGCTCGCCGATCATGTCGCCGACCGCATCCGTCCTGCCGTTGAAAATGCCCTAGGGGGTGATTCCAATTCATATTCACATTGGTGAGGTACGGACATTATCCGTTGAAAACTGGCAGATTGTTCCCGACGACCGTCAGCAGCTTTTGGAGATTGTCGGCGGCGCGGTCGTGCAGGATTTCGGGCATATTGCAGAGGGCGACCGTATTTCCTGTTCGGTCACGGTCACTTCTGCCGCATGGGAGAAAATCAAGGGCTATTGGGACAGCCGCGCAATGGTGTCCGTGACCGATGAGGGCGGGAATGTTCTGCCCTCCATGCGCGTCGTGGTGAAGTCCTACGAGTACGTAGCTCATTTTCCGAAGGTATATAAACTGTCTCTGGAATTTTGGAGGGTATGACAATGGCAGAACTGCTGCATATCTATATGAACAATCCAACCGAGGGCGGCAAGGACGGAACAGAGGTCAGCTCCGGTACGGAACTCTCTCCGATCTCCGTCCTCCTCGATGCGGGCAAGGGCGAGCAGAAAGCCGTCAAGTGCGCCGTGCGCTGCGAGAGCGGCTTCCATATCGACGGAGCCTTGACGATCAAATTCGTCGGCGATCATGCGGATAAATGGAAAGTGGCAAGCAATAACGGATACACGGTCGAGACTGCATTGGAGTCTGCCGAATGGAAGGATGTTATTTCGCTGCAGAACGTCCGCGACACGAATACTGTATTCTGGGTCAAGGCACTCAGCAGTGCAGATGAGCCGCCGCAGCAGGATGTGAGCGTGGACATTCAGGCAGAGGGACTCCTAGTCTCGAATTGAGGAGGTTCGTATGGCGTTCAAATACATCAATCCGGGCTATGCGGAGCTGCTCTCAGTTCGTGGCGGCACGACGGTAACAGGGGAGCAGTACAGCAAAACAGGCATATCCTTCTGGCAGCCGACCAGTGACAAAGGGCTGACGATTTCAGAATTCCCTGCAGAGCTTTACGGGAAACTGGATCTGTACTTCAAAGCACCGGAGAATGCAGACCGTGCCAAACTTACCCTTGCAATTGGAGGCTACATCATCGTTAGTGCGGAAACGTCCTGGAGCAGGTGGCGCATGAAGGGAGACAACAATAACGATACCATTGCCACTTCCGACAGCATTCGCGTAAATGCAGTCAATACCTTGTGGTTCCACGTCAAACCGGGGCAGAACAATGACGGTATCTTTCGGGCACTCCTGAATGAACGTGAGGTTTATAACAAGCAGGACTGCTCTTTTTGGTACGCCTACAGTTCCAGTGAAAAGACCATAACGGTTTACAGCAGAACCGAGGATATCCTCATCTCGAATCTCATCCTATCGAATGAGGAGATCAGCCCACGGGAACAGGTCATCATGCTGCCTGTCCAAGCGACGCAGACGAACATGATCGACTGTGGGGTCGGGAATTATGAGGCGACGGCTGCGAATCAGGAGCTTTTGCAAACGGTCGATGTTGCCGCCCTGTCCACGCAGTATGGCGCAGATTCGCGTGTGACGGGGATTTCCCTCATCGGGAATCCTGCCTACCGAACGGCAGAAGGACTGTGTGCTTTGACAGCACTTGAAAAGCAAAATGGAGCGACGCTCACATATGGCAGACATATCGCCGAGCAGAATCCGACGTCCACCGTTATGGACACGCACACTGTCTCCATGACGATTGCGGAACTCACAGGACGGCAGTTCGGATGGAGAGCAGGAGTATGAGCATCAATCTGAAACCCGGCATTTGCATTGCGTGGCTGCCGTTCGGGCGCATTCATCTAAAATCGCTCATATACGCCACGGTGATTCCGACATTCCGTCAACCCGTACAGGTGCGTGGAGATACGTCACGCAGCCTCAACAGATCCATCGCCATGCGTGCAGATACCCTGCGCGATATTCGGATCGTCAAGAAAATCACGGTAACGGGTGACACACAGCGACGCATCGGTCACTGCGATGTGGCTCTTGGAGATACGAAGCGCAGACTCATTAGGCAGTCGCGGATTCTTGCAGATACGAGAATTGAGATACCGCATACGCTTACCTACGCAGAGTTTAGGGAGAGGGGGATTCGCTCGTTCTCTGTGACGCTTGGCGAACTCTCTCTTTCCGACAACATCCAACTCGAAACCGTTCAACCGCTGTCTGTCGGTGCATGCGTAGAGGGGCGAGTGATGGACTATGCGTTTCGCTTTCTTGTTGAGGAAACCAGTCAGCGCGGCATCGTGCAGTCTGTCAAGGGAACATACAGTAAGGACACGCTTCTCTACACCCCCATCCATATCTATGTGGAGCGGGCGAAGGTCTCGCGCTATGCGGCCGAGATTGCAGCGGCGCTCGGGCTTCGGCTTCATCGTCTGACGGACGACTTTACACCGTCGCAGAACTTCGAGGGCAGCGGCATGACCTACCATGACTTCATCTCCGCACTGTTCGGATGGACGGCAAAACTGCCGCAGCGTCAGATCAACGTCTTTATTCGCGGTGATACGCTCCATATCATTCAGCGCGGCATGGAGGAGACTGTCGTCGATATTACGAACTGGCCGCACGCGCAGCCGACCGTAGAGCGGAAACTCGTTCGTTCCGTCTGGCACAGCTCGCACAACGATTCCACTGGGGCGCACAACGAGGAGGATACCGTACCCGTTCCTTTCACCGGCACGATTTCATTCAGAGAAATCAGCAGAACCTACTCCAACGGTTTTCTTGTTCGTGAAACGAATGAGAACGGCTACAGCACATATTCCTATGACGGGGAGTATCTCGCCGAAAAGCGCACACACAATGTGGACGGCTCGACCAGCCGCACGGATTACGCCTATGCCTCTACAGGGCGTGACGTTTATCTCTTCAAGGAGTGGGAACGTACCACCGAGGCGGTCAAAGACGGAAAGAAGCATACGGAATATGACTGGGAAGATTGGAGCCGCGAGAAGGGAACGGAGCGCATCACCTATCACGCGCCGCTCGGCTATGGATGGTATGCGACTACTGTCTATGTGGACGGTGTGCTTGAAGGAAGTTCGCTCTCACAGGGAAAGCCCGGCGGTAAGGCGAGTCAGTTCACCGTCGAGCAGTCGAATCTCAGCCTTGGTGCAAGTTACGCGAGCGATGATGAGCTTCCGTATTCTTCCCTCATCGACACGGAGTTTCCCGTTGTGGGCGCAGATTATCTGGGGGTCTTGACGCAGGGAATCGAATGGCTCAATCGCAAAACACAGGAGACAATCACGGTGGAGATTCGCGCACGGATTCGTAGCGGTGTTCCCGACATTGACCACATCGTCGATTTTACCGAGCGCATCCGATTCGAGGGGCATGAGTATTTCTTGCAGTCGAACACGGTGGAACTTACGCCGCGCCTCCTGCGGCAGACGATCAAGATGGTGAGGTGGTACGGATGAATGGTGTTCTTGGACTTGCGGCGGCAATCCGAGCAGGACTGAGAAAAGGAAGTACTCAGGAGTCTCGCGCACAGCGCGGCAGGATTCAGAATGGACGCGTCCATATTGGCGAGCGGTCGTATCCCTTCCGTGTGGCAGTGGATTGCAATACATCAGATGGCAGTTTTGTGTGGGTACAGATTTCAAAGAGCGGTACCGCCGTTATCGTAGGAGCGTGAGCTTATGCACAGAGCGATAGTAAAAGCTGTGAGCGGGAATCGGGTGCTTGCTGACGGATCGTGGCTTACCTGCATTGGGAATCGCTCCGTTCGGGAGGGCGAATGGATCTGGACGGATGGTCGATGCGTCTACGGACATGAATCCGAGGGTGGCAGCTGCTATGTTCCGACGAATGTTCTTTCCGGCATACCGCTCCTCCAAATAAAGTGGAAGGATCAAAAAAACCAGATGCTCCATTCGTACTACGCAAAAGGAAAGATTCATCCGCTCGGCTTTTCCCAAGAGGATATATGGATGGTCAACAGCAGTAGCCGCTTTGCGTATGTCTCAGGCTATGGAATGCTCGATGCAGAAATAGATGAACGGGGAAATCTCTATACCCTCGAAGCTGTCAATGCTCTCGTGTTCCCGCTCATCGGGGCAGATCAGCGTGACAGTATTCTCTCTGTCAAACGCAACGGAGAGATTATTGCCTCATACGATCTTGTGCCGATGTTTGGTGCTCCCGTCGTATCCGGTCCCACTGACCTCTATAGCTGTCAAACAGAAGGCGGGCGGGTGGATAAAGCTGGGAACTTCAAAGTGATGATATGGCACGCAACATCAGAGCATGGGGGAGACGGAAGCCATGTCAGCACAGACCGATATGTGTTCTTCGACGGTCAGAACATGGAACCTTGGATGGAGAAAACCAAAACAACGTCAAGAGACTCTGTTACAGGGGAATCTCATACTTCGGAAAGCAGATGGAGCGCACCGGATTACAGTGTCCGCTATCCTCTCCATGATGGAATGTATATGCGCTTTCCTGCAAATCTGGATTATCTTATCTCCGGGAAAAGGTATATTTCAAAGATTTACAGTGCAAAGGACGAGCTGCTTATGGAACTGGAAACGAATCCGACTGCCCGTACAAGTCTCTGCCCTCTGGGACAGGGGAAATATCTTGTCAGCACAGGCTCGCCCTTATATTTATGGAAAGACGGTCAGTTTACGGAACTGATGCGCGGATGCTACAACTACCGTCTGCGCAGGATGAGCAATCTCAATAAATGGAAAAAGGCAGGAGGTCTTTGATGATGGATCAGATTTTGACAATACGCCTCTATGCGGCAGGCATTGGCATCGTGGTTGGTGAGTTTCTTGGCAGCTTCGACGATCTGCTCTATGCACTTGTCGCATTTGTCGCGACGGACTATGTTACTGGTGTTCTCCGTGCGATTGTTGAGAAGAAACTGTCGAGCGCCATCGGCTTCAAGGGAATCTGCAAGAAAGTCTGCATCTTCACCCTTGTCGGCGTGGCGAATGTGTTAGATGTTCACATCATCGGGAGCGGCTGCGTCCTGCGCTCTGCCGTGATCTTCTTCTACATCTCGAATGAGGGGATCTCGATCATCGAGAACGCAGCGCGGATGGGGCTTCCCGTCCCACAGAAATTGCAGGACATGATGCATAGTCTTAAAAATCAGTAAGATACATAACAACCTCAACGCCCGGCGAATGATCGTCGGGTTATTTTTTTACTTTTTGGGTGACCAAAAGTGCCGTTTTTGTCTGCTGTTTCATGAAGGGAGATGTTGAGATGAGCAAGGAAGAAGGAATACGGGAAATGACGTATCAGATGGTGATGCGTGCTTCATGGAAAATGCTGCAGAGCGGACTTTTGTCAGAGGATGAGTATCTTGCGTTTGAAGCGAAAATGCGCGAGAAATATCGCCCCGTCATCGGGCTTCTATTTTCAGATATTGACTTGCTATCGTGCGGATAGTACGGGAATATGGGAGTGGAAAGGAGGGAGCACCATGAAGATACGAAGAGTTCAACCAAGCCCTATATTGCAGAAAAAGCTGCGTGTGGCTGCCTACGCCCGCGTCTCTGTGGACACGCTTCACCACTCCCTTGCGGCGCAGGTCAGTTACTACAGTACACTCATCCAAAAGAACCCCGCATGGGAATATGCCGGCGTGTACGCAGACGAAGGAATCACAGGGACAAGCACTACACACAGAGATGAGTTCAAGCGGCTGATTGCGGACTGCAACGCCGGGAAGATTGATTTGGTACTCGTCAAAAGCATTAGTCGCTTTGCCCGTGACACCGTGGATTGCCTCCATACCGTCCGGCAGTTGAAAGAGAGGGGGATTGCCGTCCGCTTCGAGCGTGAGAACATTGATTCCATGTCGGAGGACGGAGAACTTCTCTTGACGCTGCTCGCATCCTTTGCCCAAGAGGAGAGCAGAAGCATCGGCGACAACATTCGGTGGGGTGTGCGGAGGCGTTTTAGACAGGGGATTCCAAACGGACATAAAGCCCCTTATGGCTACACGTGGGACGGCGAGATGTTCCGCATTGTTCCCTCCGAGGGCGAGATCGTCAAGGAGATATTCCGGAGATACCTTGCCGGAGAATCTGCCTACGCCATCGCCAATACACTTGCGGGGCGCGGAATCACAGGACGGCAGGGGAGACCAATCGAGCAGACCACGGTAAAGGATATTCTCTCCAACATCTCCTACACAGGCACAATGGCGCTGCAGAAGAACTACATCAGCGAGGGTCATATCCGCAAACGGAATAAAGGGGAACTTCCCATGTATCTGGTGGAGGGGATGTTCGAGCAACTCGTGTCAAAGGTAGATTTCGACAAGGCACAAGAGATACGGAAACGGAGAGCCGCGCAGTCTAGCAATCGGAATCCTGTTCTTCTTCCGTTTTCCGGAATGGTGAAATGCGGATGCTGCGGAGGTGGATTCAGCAGAAGAACCGCCGGGAAGTACAGACGATGGGGATGCAACACAAGAGAGCGGAAGGGTAGCACTGCTTGCGATAGCCGTCCAATCAAGGAAGAGGAGCTTGTGGCTGCGGTCAGAATCGCCATGGAGAAGGATGATTTCGATACCGCTGAACTCAGGCGCAAGGTGTCCAAGATCGTCATTTACGGCGACTGCGTAGAGTTTCATCTTACGAATGGTCGCATAAAAAAGACTGCCCGCATCTACAACGGGCAGCGCGGCAGTAATCCCTTTACGAACAAAGTCTACTGTACTTCCTGCGGCAGCAAGTGTGAGCGGGATACATGGACGAAGGGAACTAAGGTGTGGTCTTGCAGTCAGCCACGCACAAAGTGCCAACTGAGGAGATTGCCCGAATCCGAGCTGAGGGAAGCTGCGGCATCCTTCTTTTGCAATGGCTACGAGGGCAAGATTGTGCAGAACGTCGAGCGGATCATCATATCCGACGATGAGGTCATATTTCAACTCAAAGAAGGAGGTGCCTACCGATGGCAAAGACAGTGCGGGTAATCCCGGCAAGCCCTAAAATCTTTCGTTCTGAGGTTACGGCAGAACCAAGGCGGCGCAGAACGGCAGGATATGCCAGAGTTTCGACCGATCATGAAGAACAGGCTTCCAGTTACGAAATGCAGATGGCGCATTACAAGAACTACATCGAGAGCCGTGCAGACTGGGATTTCGTCGGTATGTATTCGGACGAGGGCATCAGCGGCACCAACACAAAGAAGCGTGACGGGTTCAACCAGATGATCGAGGATGCCCTTGCCGGCAAGATCGACCTCATCATCACAAAGTCTGTCAGCCGTTTCGCAAGAAACACCGTGGACTCGCTGCAGAATGTCCGTAAGCTCAAGGAAAACGGTGTAGAGATTTACTTCGAGAAGGAGAACATCTGGACGTTCGACACGCGCGGAGAACTCCTTATAACGATTATGTCCAGCCTAGCGCAGGAGGAGAGCCGCAGCATCTCGGAGAACACCACATGGGGAAAGCGGAAGCAGTTCGCTGAGGGCAAGACCAGTGTGGGCTACAGTGCTTTTCTCGGCTATGACAAGGACTTCGAAATCAACGAAGAACAGGCGAAAATTGTAAGGCTCATCTACAAACTCTTCCTTGGCGGGCGATCCTTCTATGCCATCACCAAGGAGTTGGAGAAGCGTTGCATCAAATCCCCGTCGGGAAAGGATAAGTGGTACATTTCCACGGTGCGCTCCATCCTCACGAATGAGAAGTATCGCGGTGATGCACTGATTCAGAAGGAATATACGGCAGACTTTCTCGATAAGACGCGACGCAGAAACATGGGAGAGATTCCGCAGTATTATGTGGAAGAGCATCACGAGGCGATTATCCCGCCAGATTTGTTCGACTTTGTGCAATCGGAGATAAAACGCAGAGAGCAGAACGGCAAGCACAGCGGCGTGAGCATCTTCGCGAACAAAATCAAATGCGGCTGCTGTGGTGGTTGGTACGCGGCGAAAGTGTGGCACTCCACGGACAAGTACCGCAGAGTCATCTATCGCTGCAACAAAAAATATGCCCACAAGGGCAAGCCGTGTGGTACGAGGCACTTGACGGAGGAGGAAATCAAACAGATTTTCGTCAAGGCACTGAACTCCTTGATGGAAGTCAAAGAGAACGTGATTGCCGAATTGCGATCACTGATTGACAGCGTTTGCCAGATGGAGGAGCTGACTGAGGAGCGTAACAGAATAGAGCAGGAACTCGGCGTTTTGACAGAACGGCTTGAAAAACTGATTCGTGAGAATGCACGGGTGGCACAGGATCAGACGGCGTATCTGAAACAGGAAAATGAGATTCGCGCACTCTATGTGGAAAAGCAGGGGCATCTAGCGAGGTTGGATGAGCAAATTGCAGAGAGGGAGAGCAAGAGAAATACCTTGGAGGGCATGATTCAAGTGGTATGTGGGATCAATGGAGAGTTAGTTGAGTTTGACGAGGAGCTATGGGGCGGACTGCTTGATCACATTGTGGTCAAGGAGGATGGCGCGGTAGTTGTTGTTTTCAAGGGTGGGATTGAGACTGCAATTGAGGGATGAAGATATAAATTCAAGAGATCACCTTTCACGCAAAAGATTCCATTTACCAGAAGTAGCCTCGCAACAGACGCCGCAAAAAGGGACTGTTGCACGAAGGTAAATTTATCTTTGTGCAACAGTCCATCTTTTCGTATAGGGGCAGATCGGCGAAACAACGGTAACGAAAACTTGCACCTCTACAGAAATAGGGCACACGAATAAGGACGATTGCAATGCTCGCCCTTATTCGTGTGCCCTTATTGATTTATTTCCGACGTCTTCTTATGCCGCTTCTCTCAATGATACCAGATGCCGCTCCAACGTGCCGCTCTGTATCTTTTGATGCAGTTTGAAGACGTTGTGTGCCAGTGCCAGCAGAATGGTCTCACCCAAGACATTCGCACGCCCTCTCGTAAGAAAGCGGCGAAATCCAAAGGCTCCCTTGATCTGTGCAAAGACACCCTCTGCCTGGATGCTGCGGTTCATCCGCAGGACGATGCCTTCCGTGCTCTTGATCCGTGCAAGGTTCTTTGCACGCTCTCGTTGAAAGACCTTGGCAACCTCCAATCTCTTGGTTCGTTCCTCCATTGGTATCTTGCTGTGGTTGCCATGGATGCACTGCTTCTTTCTTTCGCAGCCGTTGCAGTCTGTACACGTGTACATGGTCTTTTCGCTCACATACCCGCGCGCACTCTTTGTCCTGCGCGTCCCCGTCACAACAAGTCGCCGCCCCTCAGCGCACCGGTAGACATCCTCCGCCGCAAGGTAGTTCATGTTCTCCCGCCGCCCGATGTCCTGCTTCCATTTGCGCTTCTTGCTCACTTCGTAGTTGTTCGGCTTGATGTAGGAGGCCTGTCCCTTTTCCCTCAAATACAGGTAGTTCTCCTCACTCTCATATCCTGCATCGGCGACGAGTTTTCGGCTCCTTTTTCCGATGTGTGCATGAAAATCCTCCAAAAACGGGATGAGTGTCCGTGTATCTGTTGGGTTCGGGTAAACACCTGCCCATACGATAAAGGATGCCTTCACGCCATATTGCAGATTATATGCCGGCTTTAACTGACCGTTCTTCATGGCATCTTCTTTCATCCGCATGAAGGTCGCTTCATAATCTGTCTTGGAAAAGCTGTTGCGATCTCCGCAGATGTGCAGCTTCTTTGTGTAGTCCTTCAGACGGCTGATGTAAGAGTCCAATGTCTCCATGGTACGCTGAAGCACGGTCTTTCGTCTTCCACTCCCGTAAACGAAGATGATGTTTTGCTCTTTTTGGATGCGTTTCAAACGTCGGCGCAGACGTTTCAGATGGTGCAGGCGAATCTCAGAGCCACGGCGCAGGTGAATACCGAACTCTTTTTCTACGCCGGCAAGAAAGGTGTCGAGTTTCTCCATGAGTTTGGTACGGTTCTTTGCAACGCCTTTTTTCCAAACGAAGGTGTACTTGCCCGCAACGGCTTCGATCTTTGTACCGTCGACAAAGAGGTTCTCAAACGAGATGGCTCCAACGGATGCAAGAAACTGTGCCATTTGTGCCAGAATCTCCTTGGCGCAGGGGGCAAAGTGATCCCTGCGAAAACGGGCAATGGTTGTGTGATCCGGTGCGGGTTGCCCTTCGAGCAGATACATGAAGTGGATGTCCCTTAGGCATACCTCCTCGATGCGGCGGGAACTGTAGATTTGATTCATGTATGCGTAGATGAGGATGGCAAGCAGCTGATGCGGTGATACGAGATTCCGCTCGGCACGCCGAAAGCTCCTGTACAGTGGTGTAAGATCCATTTGATGGATGCAGTGGAGCAGGAGGCGAACGGGATCGTCCTTCTTGATTTGAAATTCAAAGTTGAGGGGGAGACTGGGTTGAAATGTGCCTCCGTAGGATGTATAATCCTTATGTAAAATTTGGTTTTGCATACTCATATTTTACGCCAGAAGCCGGTGTTTGAAAACACCGGCTTCTGTGTTTTTGCACAAAATTGAGGCTGCTGCACGGTTGTTTCGTGCAACAGCCCCTTTTCTTATGCGGCGGGGGGCGCGAGGGTTTTTTGTAGAAGAACACGACGCGGGGGGGGGGG